TCGAGGCGCAGGAGGTCAACCGGAACACGTTGGGGATGCAGGCAACGAATCCCGAACAGCACACAGGGGCAGCGTTCTTCCGGCTCTATATATAACCCCTGTTGTACCCTTTTGACATTCAGGTTTGGCACACCGTATCCTGAGAGACAAAACAAAACAAATCCAAAAAGAAGCCCACACAGCACAAGGCGAAGGATTCACCGGATTGCTGACAATGGCTACTTTCTGAATAAGGATATGAAGGCACTTGTCCCCAACAGCATCGACGCAAAGGCGATTGGCTATATACAGAGAAGGCTAAAGAGAACGCTCACCTACAACGAAAAGGTGGCGCTCGTCGGCAACATCGAGCCGGGTTCAGGGCAGGAGTTCAAGGATGCCGTGGACTTCTGGTTCGAGCATGGGCTATCCTTCGAGGGCAGGGAGAACATGGAGGACTTCCGTACCAACTACCTGACGCGGTGCGCTGACCGCAGGGAACGCGAATGGGCAAAGGAAAAAGCACAACTACACAACACCAAGATAATTGACCTTTTCGACGTTAGCATATGAGGCAGAGATGCTCTGCCACAAGATCACCGGAATGTCCATCGATCAATGGGAGAAGCATATAAGGACACGCAGGGAAAGGGCGCTGCGCTCTGGCAAACTGCATGGGCTTCCTATATCAGCGTATCAGCGCAACGAGTGGATCGAACTGTACGACCTATCGCCTGAACACTTTGAACTGGTCTGTATCAACCGCGATGGCGGCTACGATACAAACACCTTCGTCAAAGCCGAGAACAGGGCAAGACAATCGTTAGGAGACGCAGCCAGGCCGGGTGAGGCGCTGCCTGTACCGAATGTAGAGGATGTATCAGACCATTGGTGGGCGCACTATGACCGCAACCAGAAGTCGCAGACACCACGATGCACCAGTATAATAGGCTATCGCTTCCGTGGACTCACCAACCCGAACACGTAAACCGCGCGGGCGTTATACTTACATGGACAAGATCAAACCACACCCGCCGGAGCAGATACCCGTTTCGGCACTTGTACCACCAAACGTACTACCTACGATGATCAAGAAACTACTCGACCGCCTGAAAGAAGCATCTACATGGGCAGGTCTCGCCATCATCGCGCAGTTCTTACCCATTGGCATTGAGGAATTGCAGGTAATCTGGGAAGCCGTAACCGCGCTCGCCGCCGTTGCCGCCATGCTGATTCCAGAAGGCAAGCCGGAAAAGGAAGCCGAGCAAGGATGAATGCCCCCGAGTACATCATCCTACATACCCTCGCCTTTGATGGTGAGGCAGGTATTGATCGGGTCCGGCGTTGGCATCTCGACAAAGGATGGTCTGACGTTGGATACCATTACCTGATACGCAGAAACGGCACGTTCCAGATTGGCAGACCAGAAGAAACCGAGGGCGCTCATGCGTTAGGTTACAACAACCGAAGCATAGGTATCGCTTTCGAGGGTCACGGAGACCACGAGATGTGGACCCTGCCGCAGGTATTGTGCGCTGTCAGACTGTGTGAGCGCCTCTCTGATCTGTACGGCATACCGCCACACAACATACTCGGACACCGCGAGACGGGAGCCAAGAAAACCTGCCCCGGCACCAAGATCGACATGGACGCTTTCCGCGCTCTGTTCTTTCATTGTATACCAGAGGACTGATGCCAATAGTTAAGAAGCCAGACGGATGGTATTGGGGAAGCCAAGGACCATTTGACACAAGAGAAGAAGCCGAGCGGGTAGCACGAGCGGCATACGCCAACGGCTACGGTGCAGGCGAAGAACGAAAACCGATCACGCGCAAAAGATGAGCAAGAGAGTAAAGATCGCTGACCTGAAATTCGACCCTGAAAACGCTCGCGTAAGAACGGCGAAGGGCGAGGCGATGATACAGGAATCCCTACGGCAGGTCGGAGCGGCGCGATCCATCGTCATCGACGAAGATGGGACCATCCTTGCAGGCAATGGCACCGTCGAAGCAGCGGGTCAGATCGGCATCGATAACGTGGTCATCGTTGAGGCATCTGGGGATGAGATCATTGCCGTACGCCGCAAAGGGCTGACCGACGAGCAGAAGAAGAAACTGGCGTATTACGACAACCGCACAGGCGATGAAGCCGAATGGGACATGGAGCAGGTCGCTCGTGACCTGTTGGGCGGGTATGACTTCCTTGACGAGTTGTTTGATGACATCCAAGTGCCAGAACCGGAGAAGGAAGGCACAGACGAATTACCCGAAGATCCAGCCGAGGTGTTACGGGAGAAGTGGGGCGTGGAGTACGGAGACCTGTGGCAGATAGGACCACACAGGATTCTATGCGGGGATTGCACCAGTAAAGAGGATGTCGAACTTTTGCTTAATGGATCAACGCCGGGAATGGTCTTTACAGACCCGCCCTACGGTATCGATTATCAGGATGTGAAGGGGAGCCACAAGAAAATAGCAAACGACAACTCCTCTCCAGCCGAACTAATAGCAGAATCGCTTTCCATGTTTTCTTCTATTCCGATATTTGCTTGCTGTAATTACAAGAGCGTCAGGGACGTAGAAGATGGACTCATCTCTGCCGGCGCTCATCCGAAGTGCTGCATTGTGTGGGATAAGGGTAGCAGGACGCAAAACCTTGATCGATTTGCAAAAAGGCATGAGTTCATTCTCTACTCTGGACCCTACGGTGGACAGCGCACCGTCGATGACGATGTGTGGCAGATAAATAGGGAGGTAAGAAAAGACCACCCGACATCCAAGCCCGTCGATCTCTGCGCAAGGGCTATTGGACACATTTCATGTGATTCTGTGTACGAACCGTTTGCGGGAAGCGGTTCAACTATGGTCGCCGCCCACAACGAAGGACGCACCTGCTACGCAATGGAGATCGACCCTGCATACGTGGCGGTATGTATTGAACGCATGGCTCAACTGGGCTACGATCCGGACAGAGTAAAAGATGACAATCAGTAATAAAGGTGTAGAACTTGATTCTGGCTTTTACTCAGACCACGACCTTCTGAAATTGGTGGTCAAGATAAAAGAGAAGAAAAGCCCTGCCGTTGATTACCCGTGGCTCTTCAGCGAGTATGACAACATCCTGCAGATAGTATCAGAAACCTCTGGCGTTTCAGCCTTGACCATATTGGGCAAAAGCAGGTCCAGACCAGTTGTGATGGCTCGGTTTATCGCAACAATTCTGTGCTATGACCTCGAACACTCAAGTACGTGGACAACCGTTGCTGATTACTTTGGATCAGCGGCTAATGTTGCCCAGAAAAGGTACAAGCAGGGAATGGAGCAGATGAAACACGATGAGGGTTTCGAGACCCTGTTCAATAGATGTGCACTTGCATGGGTTAACAGCCCTGCCGTTGGGTAGGAATCCGAAAAATCCGAACATTAAAAAATGGCTTACGAAAAAGAACAGTTTATCAAGGCGATAGAGAACAGCGGTGGTTACGTCTCCCTGATCGCTGACCGCGTTGGCTGTCACATTTCGACGGTCTATGATTGGATCGAAAGAGACTCTGAAGTGGCTGCTGCTATCAAGCGCGAGAAGGTGAAGCAGGTGGACTTCGCCGAGGGGAAGCTTCAGTCCTTGATAAAACAGGAAAACCCGACAGCCATCATCTTTTACTTGAAAACGCAGGGCAAGGACCGTGGATACTACGAACACAGGACGCAGGACATCACGTCTGGCAATCAGCCCATCACAATCAACATGATCCCAGTAGATCCGCAGCATGACGATTGAGGCGCAATATAATCGTGCCTACTCGCCATTCCTGAACAGCCAAGAACGATACACCGTCTTGTTCGGCGGCGCGGGTTCTGGCAAGTCGTATTCCGTGGCTCAGAAACTTGTCCTGCGCTGCCTTGCTAATCCTAACGAGCGGATATTAGTGATCCGTAACGTCTACCGCACTTGCCGGGAATCAACGTTCCGGCTATTGATCGAGGTAGCAGGCACCTACGGAATAACGGCAACAGCGAACCGCTCCGACCTGTCAATCACCTTTCCGAATGGAGCGCAGATCAT